TATATGGGAAGCGCGTAGCGATCGCTTCGATCTCACCAACTGGTTCAAACGAAACAGTGATCTTCAGATCTGTCTTGGCGCGACCAATAACACCATGAGCATCGCTCTCTTTATCGAACGTCTCATTACTCATTGCCAGTGACACACCACCCTTGGAGTAGAACGTCTGACTGTTGTAGGTGATGCGGCATGGTCCACGAACGATCGTGGTACGGTCAAAGGTAACGGGAATAGCCATAAAGTTATCTGGTTGGTTCTGAAGTACTTAAGCCAACTGGTATCGAGAAGACAACTACTTGTTGCAACATCGAATCATTGGTCTGTTGAGAGATTGAGTTGAATAACATAACACCACCAGAGAGAGGGAGATCATCCTTATCCATTGGTTGAGTGTGATGAATAATCCTACAAACTGCCTCAGCTATTTCAGTTGCTGAAGAAGACTTACTGGATTTCGACCGCCATACTGATGGGATCTCTGAAATTGTCACGCGGAATTTCGCGTTAGATAAATACGGACCCGGAGTATTCTCCGAATCAGTCTCTGCTGAGTCAAAGTTGACCAATACAAATGCACCAGTTGATTGCATTGCAGCTAGAATGGACTTCTCGACATCCTTATGATCTTCAATGATTACTGGGATCTTTGGATTAGTACGGAAGTATGTATGCCCTGACAATGTGTCGGCAATACTCTCTACAATTTGACGGATTAAACTCATGGTGCAGATGTAAAGTCCATAAGAGCAGCACCACCGTAACGGAACGATGAAGAGCTGGAAGCTGCGAATGATACTGCACCGTAGTCGTCGGAGTCAGCATCGTTCTTGGCTAGATCATCAAGATAGTTCTCAGCGGACTCAACGGCGATCTTACGATCGTCACCATTGAACTCAGCGAGAGATGGGAATGACTCCGACAGTAGACGACGAGCAAGCGCGTAAGCGTGTCTGTGGGAGCCTGTGGGAGCGTACAAACCTGTTGCTGCAACTTGGACAAGACCGCGCTTCCTGCGACCAGCATTGACCCGTGAGACGATCTCCTGAGCAACCTGCCCGAGAATATCCGTTAGTTTATCCTCTGGCGTTGGCGACTCAGCAAGAAGTGCCTCGAACTCATCTGATGCGAGCCGATCCTTTAGTCCTGTTACTGTAAGTTGTGTCCAAGCCATATAGAAAAATACCGCAGATTCAGCAACGAGTGGATTGCTAGGTTCTGCGGAAACCTTTTGGGATAATGGGAACCCTTAGCTAGGAGAAAACAACGACAAAAAACCCTAGCTAAGGGCGATACACCATTAGAACAACAGTTTAGCAACCATGCTGCCAGTAACCGTGCCAGCCGTAGCAGTCATCGTTTGTTCAATACGAACATAACGCTTCGTGATAGGAGGGAGACGAAAACGGACAGTCTTGGCTGCAATACCCGTACCACCAGAAGCAGTTTGGGTCGTAGCAACACTTGGATCAAGCACCGTGAAGGTCGTACCATCTGGAGAATCCTTCAGAGTGTAGGTAACAACTTTGGTGTCAGCGATACCAGCAGCAACAGGTGCAGCAAGTTCAAAGACGACTTTCTCGATGTCACCACCGATGACCTGCTCAAGGTCAAAAGTAGCAGTGTTTGCTCCAGCTTGAGCGATAGCGACCGTGCTAGTATAAGCATTGTCTTGCAGATTGCGATTAAATTCGTAAGCCATGATAATAATTAGTTAGTATTAGACGAGTGCTTCGTTATCAGCGATAGAATCGGTAACGATGATTGGGATTCCGAATGATTCGGTTGGGAGACCATTAAGGAGACCAGAGAAGGACTCTTGCTTGGTATTAGGGGTGATCGAACGACTGATCGCGAGTTGATAGGCCGAACGACGACTCATGAGGAAATGCGTTGGCTTAACACCTACTGGGAACTGACGAAGCAGATCAAGGAGTTTAGCATCCGTACAACCCTTGCCGCTATCAGCGGTAAGGTTCTTGATACGACCAACAGCATACTTGTTAGCGCACTGAAGACCGACCCATGCGGTCAGGTCAGCGATATAAGCAGCAAAACGCTTACCATTGCCATCAGAAGCATCGCCTTCGCGGAATGCACCAAGTTCAATAGCAGTATTTTGACCATAGACGTATTGAACACCTTGGCTACCAGCGGCGATTGCATAAACGGAAGAACCAGTAGCAGAAGTTGTACCAGTACCGTCAACCACTACGCTTCCAAGGGTAGTGACAAGTGCTTGAAGACCCGGAAAGCCTTTGCCGTCCTGAGCCGTACCATAGATGGTTTGTTGACCAATCTTGTACAGAGCTTCGGCCATGATACCACGAGCTTCAAGAGCTTGATATGCAACAGCACCGTCGATATAAGCATTGGCAGCAGCTTTATCGCACTCGACACGAGCGGAGAGCAGGAATGCTTCGATAGTACGCTCAGTGTACTGCGACTTGGTAGCGTCCGTACCCTCATTGAGGGCGCGGAAGCTGACACTTGGGCGACCAGTACGAGCGGAGATTTTGTAGGAAGTGCCCGGGATTGTACGAGCAGGAATGATCGTGGTCTCAGGAGCAACGGTGGCGACTTCTTCAATCAAGCCAACTGCCATATCGGCAGTGTTAAGCTTGGCGAGGTCCAGTAGGGTAAGGTTATTAGCCATAATGATTAGTTATTAGAGTTGGGATTGAGCGCGGATAGCTGCTTCAACGCGAGCCATTCCGGTAAGTTGTGGAGCATCCTCTGAACGACCAGCAAGGATCGTCTTGCCAGTCAAGGCATCATTGGATGGGAGAGAAGCGAGAACCTTCATTGCCTTATCGTCAGCGAGGATAGAAGTAAGCCAGAATGACTTTGCATCTTCGTCTTGTGGAGCGATGCGACCTGCCTTGATTGCTTCGTCAATGGCAAGCTCTGCATTCGCAGCAGCTTTTGCACCCATCTTCTTCTTTAGGTCTGCATTCTCAAGTTTGAGTGCAGCTAGCTCATCCTTCAAAGCTGTCATTGCATCAGCAGCAGATACTGCTGTATTTGCAGCCTCGACAGCAGCAGCTTCAATGGTTTCAGCATTCAGAGCAATCTCGCGGAGATTGGCAAGAACTGCCTTTGCGGTTTCAATGGCAGTATCTGGCGATTCGCTCGCTTCGACAAGCCCCAGTTCAACTAGGTTAGTGATGTCCATAATAGATTCAGTATGTGATGCGGCGATGCGCGGGATTTCTTCAAATGCTGGATCGTTCACAAGAGATCCGATCTCACCACGAGGTGGAAGACCAAATGGAACACCAGCATCAGAAAGTAAAAATGTAGGAGAGAAGTAAGAGTAGTCCTTACCCTCGATTGCTTTGCGACCTGCTTCAGTCCATTCAACATCCAGAACTAGACCGACACCTGACTCATATCGAAACTCCTTAGGAATAAACGATGCTGGTCCTTGCTTATGGTCAAATCCAGCGAATGGACGAACATTAGACTCGAAGCGTTTGCTAAGATCTTCAGTAAATGAAGCGGCAATCCTTTCGTCGATTGTAACATCGACTCTTTTAGGCTTACCACCTACAGTTGCAGAGATCGAGTGATGACCTTCTGGCAAATAAACGATGGTCCCGTCCGACATCGAAATGTCAGATTGGAATGCCGCTTGTGTTACAGATTCGCTCATCGATTCTTGATTATCACGATTCCTAACCAATGACAAATGGAATTTATTCCATACTTTGTAAAATATATTCTGCTGCTGCATTGATAAAGGCTTCTGTGTATGTGTCTTCACTTGGTAGTGCTGTAGGCCAAGGTGCTTGGTTGACTGATTTCCTAAGAGCATAAATAGGAGTAATACTCTTATCGTCTTCTTTTCTAGCAAGAACTCCCTTAACCATGAATAGTGGTGCAATCGATGCTGAGTAGTCTCTAGCCCTAATACCATGAGCGGTTGGATGAACTGGTATAGTCAGGAACTTCTTCCTCTTTGCCGTAATGACTCCACCAGTCACCTTCTGAGCCAAACCAATAGTTCCATTGAAGATAGTTGCCGTTCTTGATGTAACACTTCCTACGTTCCATCCAGATTCAACTAACTTCCACCAATCTGTCAGCTTTCTTCCAGCACCGTGAGTTGGTAGTGATGGTCTGGTCCAGTTATTCCTGCCAGATGCCGTATAGTATCCCTTTATGTTAATGAGTGCTGACTGTGCACCAACTTTGAGCGCATCCTGCCTGACCTGTGGACTCATCGCATTGATGATGTCATTTTTAACCGCACTGATACCTGATGTATCAACCGTGATACCAATGAATGACTGACCAACTTTCATTTATCAAGCCCCCTGATGATAGCTTCACCAATCTGCTTCTCAAGTTCAGCAGTTAGTTCAGTTGTTGCTAGTTTATCGAATAACTGCGGGATACCCTCAATAACGATCTGCACCTCTCTGTTGAATGCGCCAATCGTCATGCGATTACTCTTATCTAACAGGTCAGCAATGATTGAATCGATAGGATTCAACCATTTACTAGCAACATCTCTGATCTCTTCGTCTGTCATTCAGATTTTTGGCTTAGAATGCTTTTCGCCCAGTCATAACCAGCGTCACCACCCCAACCATTCCATGCCTGCCAGTTCTTACCCTGCGTATCCCATGACTCATCTTCTTTCTCAGCCTCATGGCGACTAAAGAATGCGAGCATACGACTAACTGTGTCCTCAGACAACTCAGTGCGGTTAGAGATGTCCCTAGCGCGAGCAATTCCCACGCTAGTCATTCCACGCTCAGACATTGGCTTAACTCGACGAGTCTCAAGAGCAATGCGAGCATTATCTGCCATTGCTTCAGTTGGACGAAGGTCAACTACTGATGCCTTAACATCACCACCATCAGGTGGCAGCTTCTCTACTGGTGCTGGCGGGATATATACTTCTTCTTGAAGTTTATCAACCAACATATCCTTCTGGAAAAGTGACTCATTCTCAAGAGGTTCTGGAACTCCAAGAACCTCATAGATGTATTTATTAGTCATTGGCAAGCCAATCTCTGTGAAGATCTTGATACGCTCAGCGATAGCTCTGTCATCACGAACCTGTGGAATCTCCATGCAGCAGTAAGGCATATCCTCGCTAGCAACCTCACCAAAGTTCATACGAACGATAGCAGGGATTAACTGCGTAGTGATGATCGATGCAACCCAGTCAGCAACTGACTTGAGGACATCGACGCGAATACCAGCATGGACTTGACCAAGTGCGCGTGACCCAGCACCACCAGTATCGGTAGTGAGCGTCTGACCCAACAGGAGGATGTCGCAGGCTTTATCGGCTACATCCATCAGGTGAGACTGTGGAAGCGTGTCAGCAGCCGCTGAAGAGGCACTGTGGATCTCATACTCTACTCCGGGACCAAATGCTGCCCAACCAGCAGAGCCGATAGACTCAAGCATCTCCTGAGCCTTATTCAAGGCATCTTCAGTACCATCAGTCTTAGCTGTACGAGTGGGGATACCGAATAGCTGTGCGTACTGCATCAACCAGCCAAGGCCATAAACAGAGGATAACCAATACTTAGTAAGAGTGCGGAGGTTCGCAGCATGGATCGGGTGCATACCACCTTGCCCCCACACACCGATAAGGAACCGATCTTTCGGGAAGTCCTCTAACGAAGAATAGTTTGTCCCGAGAGGTGCGATCATCAACCGATCAATGTCATTGCTCGCTTGAGGATAGGCAAGATACTTCGCTGGGACTGGAGCATAGCAACGGGGTGAGACAATCCCATTGTCAAGTTGCCACACGATTTCCAATACTGAGATTCCCTTGGCATAGGCATCGACCAATGCCTTAATCATACCAGTGTCATCAAGCTCCCAGTAACCCGGGCGCGGACTGAATGACTCAAGTGCGCGTTCTACCGTCTCATAGATCATCTGTGCCTGCGGAGTCGGTTCTTCAGCTCCCTCGCGCACTCCGGGCTTTACCTCGATCTCAAGTCGAGCAACAGCACCAGATACCTCGTTCAGTGCCTTGCGAAGTCGCGGCCAAGTATCGAGCATCAATCGGAAGAGGCGGTCTTGATCTTCCAGCTTGCCAGTACGAACATTACGTAGGATAGCACGGACTTGATCTGGCGTTACGTTAGCAAGATCATAGTCATTGTTGCGGTAATTTGCTGGGATTGGCCATACCACTCCTTTTTGCTCCTCCTTGGTCATTCAGACGCTTTATAGAGTTTTAACCAGATTGTCACGCGCTACCATTAGAAATTGTTGAATGCTGCGATATTAGGTGTGGAGAAGTTAGATTTAGCTGTGCGAGTGATAGCCTGACCCGTAATAGCACCATTCATCTCAGGACCACACACAATACATCCAAGTAGTGCGTCAGCTCTATCCGGTGACTTTAATCCGCTGATACGCATAGTATCCTTCGACTGTACGCGCAACTTCCCCGTCTCGTTCCACTCAGTCTTGCGAGTTGTCAACTGCTTGAATGTCTCAACGTCCAGATCACCCAAGTTTACTCGTCCTCGCTCGATCTCACGGCAACCAACGTGCCATACCTCGCCAATCAAGTTAGCATACTCGTTTGGTTCACGCGATCTAGCACCACCATGGAACCTATTGATACGCCAACCCTTCTCAGCCATAGCATCAATCATAACCGTACCAAGTCCATCAGCATCACCCCAGATCATTGATGGCTTTAGCTTCTCACGCTCAAACGCTTTAATGAACTGCTGGACACCTTGCATGGTATCTTTCTCTTTCCATGCCTTTACGATCCGAACTGAGTTGCCTCTTCGCAAAGCAAGTACATTCTCGTCTCGACCAGCAGCAAAGTCGCAGAACGCAACTATATTACCATCAAATGCTTGTGGTTGTTCTTCTAGCGCAATGCGTAGTCGCTCAGGTGAAATAAGCAATCTATCTACATCTTCAGCAAACTCTGCCAAGTGCATAGATCTGAATATCGGATGGTTCTCACCATAGATCGCTAAGTCACGTTCACGCTTATCCGCTGAAATATGGGCGCACTGACTGGATGTTACTTTAACTCGCTTCCAGTGGTCTGCTTCCTCAAACTGACTGCGGTAGAACCAACCAAATGGAGAACCCGGGCTAGATGCCGCCAAGATGCGCGAACAGGTACATCTGTCAACTGCTTGCTTGATGCCGTCTGGAATCGTCTTCGCTTCGTCCAAGACATACAAAACTGGAGACTCAGCCGTAGCATGGTATCCTTCTGCTCGTCCGGGACTATCGGTAGAGAATCCACTAGCCCATCCTCCTTCTGGAGTCCTAATCTCTGCTTGATTCCATGTCCAACCTGCAAATGCAGGATTACCTCTAAACTTCTCCATACTAGGCCAAAGCTGAAGCAATACCTGTCTCCATGACCCAGATGTGATCGGAACCCGACCTTTCGGATAGTTGGCGAGCCACCACAAAATTGTTGGGCCAATAATAGCCGCAGTCTTCCCAGATCCGTTTGCTGCCACAATCGATGTTCTTGGGTGGTCATTGATATACCTGTATGCTTGTACTTGCCAATCATATGGATCTAGTCCCAGAACCCCAAATGCGAATGGGCCT